GCCTTGTTAGCTCAGTGGTAGAGCAATCGCCTTGTAAGCGATAGGTCGTCAGTTCAATCCTGACACGAGGCTCAAAGTGGTATAATTAAATATACAAGGAGGTCATAACTATGGCTAAAGCACAACTACCAATTGACGGTAAACTCGGAAAAGATTTTAAAGTCACGTCACTAATGGGAATGAGAATTCACCCTGTGACAAAAGAAAAGAAGCACCACAACGGAACTGACATTTGGTCAAAGCACGAACCGTGCTGGATTGAAGCACCATACGATGGTGTTGTTCTAGAATCAAAAAAGTCAACTGCTCCAGGCGGTGGCTTTGGAAACTACGTAATCTTGCTACACAAGATCGGCGGTAAGCAATACACAACTCTATACGCACACATGCAAGATGGATCTGTTAAGGTTAAGAAGGGCCAGAAGGTTGAGGCAGGAACCCCACTAGGAAAGATGGGTACTACTGGTATGTCAACTGGAAAGCACTTGCACTGGGAACTTCGCCTCGGCAAGCAGCACATCTGGGACAAGATGGGTAAGAACTACATTGAGCCAATCGCATTCTTCAAAGCACTGATTGCACAAGAAGCTGCTATTGCAACGGCAGGCGTTGTCGCTACAGATGACGACCCAGTGGCACCAGCACCAGTTCACGCAGCAAAAGCACCAGCAGCAAAACCAGTGCCAGTAGCAAAACCTGCTGCAAAGCCTGTTGCCAAGAAGCCAGCAGCAAAGCCTGCTACGCTAGCGGTAAAAGAGTAATCGAATGCCAACATACGAATACGCTTGCAGGGAATGTGAAACTACTTTAGTAGAAAAACGAAGCATTCACGATCCATCGCCAGATCACTTTTGTGAAAGGTGTGGAAACAGAATGACTCAGGTTGTGGGTAACCTGGGTATTCAGTTTAAGGGTAGCGGATTCTACAGAACGGACAAGTAATGGTAGAGACAAAAGAGTGGGTACTTACTGCCCTGGATCGTTGTGACGACAGAAACTGTGGAGCACAGGCATATGTTCTTGTCAAAGGCGTTTTGGGTGAATTGGCATTTTGTTCTCATCACTACGAAAAGGCAAGCGGAGAGAAGTTGTCTGCATTTGCTTTTGAGGTGATAGACGAACGAGAGCGTCTAATTGAAAATAGACTACAAGGAGATAATTAAATGTATGAATATTTTGTAAAACAAGTAACCAACGTAGTAGATGGAGACACCATTGACGTTGTAATTGATCTAGGATTTGATATTAGTTTTAGTTCACGTGTTCGTCTGGCTGGCATTGATACCCCAGAGTCACGCACTACCAATAAGGCCGAGAAAGCACTGGGTCTTGAGTCAAAGAAGTATTTGGCTGATCGCATCAAGGCAGCAAAGAACATTGTAATCAAAACTGAAAAGATGGACTCCTCTGAAAAGTATGGTCGCATCTTAGGTTGGCTATACCTTGACGGAGAAGGAAACTCAATTAATCACGAGATGATCGAAAAAGGCTACGCCTGGGGATATCTCGGGGATACCAAGGTCAAGGACTTTGAAGCACTTGCTAAGGCAAGATCAAAGTCTAGCAAATAATTTACTTAAGTCATAGTATAATTAGTTTGGGTGACTCTATTGGAAATCATATTTAACTTTATCATATCTGCACTAGTTGTGGCTTATCTAAGGTTTATAATTCTTAAAAACAATATGGCTAATAAGAAAAGGCTAGCGAACCAATCATCCCAAAGCAAAAACCTATCTTCATTTAATAGCAGACTATTGCAGATATTGGAAGAACCAAAGCCAAAGAAAACACAGACAAGCCAGTACGTTTCTAGAAATAGCGTGAGGGCAATAGCCGTTGAAGATCAAATATATTGGATTGCTGACAACGCCTTCTATACCGCAAACATTGTTGACGGAGATATTGAAGAAAATTCTACAAGATTAGTTGACACAATGGCTATGGATAAGGTACAATTGGAGAAGATGATGTTTATTGTTGACAAACTTAGGGAAGGTGAATAGTATGATCATAGCAATTCAGGGAACAAAAAGTTTCACTGACTACTCAGTATTTTTGAGAGCAATGGGTACGGCTATGTCTAACCTGGGCGAAAACGATAAAGAGGTTTTGATATACTCTGCTGGTCCATACCAGATTAATGCTATGGCCCAAGAGTTTTCAAATGTTTCAGAGCGTAGTCTAAAGGCACGTGGAATCAAGATTAAGTTTAACAAGATTCCACCGAGCTGGATAGAAAATAACATTCACGACATCGGCTACTTTGCATTTTTTAGCAAGCCAAAAGAGCCAGTATCAAAGCTGGTAGATCTTGCTGACGCAAAGAGTGTCGAAGTCGGAGTCTACAGATACTAAAATAGGAGAGATTGTGTTAATCAATTCACTAGAAAAGATGGAAGAGATTGTTGAAAATAACAAAGATCTTTCATGGGATGGCTGGACAGTCATCGAAAACAAGACCAGAGAAAACGGTGCAATGTCAAAAGACGGAGCGTATGTTGACGGAAAGTGGATCGTGCAGAAGCGTTACGATGCAACTACCAATGGTTGGGAGATTCCAAATAAGTTTATGAGGTAATCGTGAATAACGATGATTGGAAAGATGACGCAAGCTGTAAAGGGTTTGACACAGAGTTATTTTTTGACAAATACGAAGAAGACCTAGAACTTAGACCAGCAGTAGACGAACTTTGTTTTAACTGCCCAGTAGTCAGAGAATGTTTTGCAGTTGGGATTTCAAATAAAGCTATCGGTGTTCACGGTGGGGTATATATGGAAAATGGAAAAATATCCAGAGAGTTTAACAAGCACAGAACAAAGGCTGACTGGGCCAAGGTCTATGTTAACTTTACAACAAACACAGAACAAGGTAATCAATAATGGCTAACCGCAGGCTAGGAGATTTATAATGTATACAGATCAGATGAAGACCGCCGTTCATTCTTTGGATGGCACAGGACCAAAAGGGTTCTATCTACAGATCATTGATAACGACCACTTCCTTACGGTTAAGGCCAGTGAAAAGCAGTTTATGCAACTCGTTGATGATGAAAAAAGACAGGCCATTGAATACATGGCAAAGATTAAAGCAGCCTTGGAAATGAATGGGGCAATTGTTCTGTTGGTAAGAGAAGGCGGAGAAGACGTATGATACTTGAAATTATATTGGCGGTAGCATTGGTATCTGTAATAACTATTATCATAGTAGATAACCAAAAGCTCAGGGGCAAGAACTATACAATGTCTATGGTGATGTTTGAAACATTTTTAAAAAACCAACAACTAGAAAAAGACCTTAACGTCTTAGATAAAATGGAGCCAATAGACACAACAGATGGCTTCGTAAAGTTTTTGTCTCAGTCCAGGGAATGGGCTTACGAATATATTGATAATGTTCAGGGAACGTTTGGCGAGTTTGACATTGAGATGTCTTCTCAGTTAGCAAAAGATTCTTTGGACTCGGAAGATATTAAAAAACTTTCTATGGCATACCTAGCTTTAAAACAAAGCATTATGCCAGAGAATGATGAAATGCCTAACAACTAGGCATTAAACAAGGAGAAATAAAATGAATGAACAACTAAAGGCACTACTAGCATCATATGGACGATCAGTTCTTGGTGCTGCCCTTGCACTCTATCTTGCTGGCACACCGCTAGAAGATTTGGTGTATTCGCTATTGGCAGCATTGGTTCCAGTAGGTCTACGCTACCTTAATCCAAAGGATCCAGCATTCGGTCGCAAGCTACCAACAAGCGAAGAAGTTGCTGTGGCACTCAAGGATGTTAAGGTTGTGAAGGCTCCTGCAAAAAAGGCACCAGCCAAAAAGACAACTCCAAAGAAGTAGTCTAAATAAAAAGATGGCCAGGGGAAACCCTGGCTTTTCTTTTACCTAAAAGTCTTCGTGATAAATCTTAGCAGTGTGAAGAATGTATATTTTATCATAGCCAAGCTTTTGAAAGTTCTGGCAAACAACAACGGTATCACAGTCAAACTCTTTAGTGACCTCATTCATCCAACCATACTTAGCACCATCTCTAAATGCCTGAGCCTTGTATAGACATATGCCATTAGATGTTGCATAGTATCGATCATACGGCTTTGATGTAAAGTCATACTTTCTAACTTCAACATGGCTAGTAAACTCTGCAGACTTGCGAGTAGCCCAGCTATCATAAACAGGATGGTTGTTTACGGTTAGGCCAGAAACAATATCAAAGTCTGGCTCTAGTTTTCTAAACTCTAGAATCTGCTTGACTGTGCCTACGTCAAAACGCATATCGCTTTCTACCATCATAACGTAGTCTGCTCTCTTCATAAAGTCTTTTACGGCTAAGGCCTTGTTTCTGGCAATCGATAGATTCTTTACCCTTTGTGCCAATTTGACAGATCCGTAGTCCCTGGTTCTTAGCCTCTCTGATGTAATCTCAAAGTCTGTAAAAAAGCTCCAGTCTTTATTTTTAATTAGTTGTGGTGTGCCATCGCTAGAGTCATTCTCATAGATTGATAAGATAAACTCATATTCTGGCAGGGCAGTCACCATCGCCCTAAGCTGATCATAATATCTATCAATATACCTTGCTTCGTTTCTAATGATAGAATAAACAAAAATTACTGGTTTAGTCATAATTCCTTTTCTCTTTACATCAATTATAGCATGTGGTATAATATATGTGCCTGCCAATTGGGGGCAATTAACTCGCTAAATATTAGGAGATGATATAAATGGTTATTACTGACCCATTCGCAATCCTTGGTCGGGAATTCGACAAGGTATTTGTACCACATGCAAAGACATTTGCATCAACCGTAAAGGCAACCTATCCACCATACAACATCAACAAGATCTCGGACGATCACATTGTTCTAGAATTTGCTGTTGCTGGATTCAACAGGGGAGGAATTGACATCTCAGTAGAGAAGGATATCCTTACCGTTAAGGGTGAAAGGGAAGAAGACGAGGGAGCAAACTATATCTACAAGGGTATTGCTGCTCGTAAGTTCTCACGCTCGTTTACACTACCTGAGTATTTTGAGGTAGACCGAGCCAGCATTACTGACGGTATTCTATACATTGACCTGTACAAGAACGTACCAGAAGAAAAAAAGCCTAAGAAGATCATTATCAAGTAATCTTATTAGTCATACACTCCTGAGCACGAGTATAAACTGCTCATATTTTTATGATATAATATACTTATGCCATATCGTGTCGGAGCCAAGGGATCATACGGTTGCTCGGGTTACCCTGCCCTAAAGGATGATGGAACCGTAATGGGTTGCCACACCACAAGAGAAGAAGCAGCCAATCAAATTTATGCCATCAATCAATCTGAGGGCAACATAGGAAAGCAAGCTGCAGAGATTAAAGAGGGCGACTACGTAATGGGAATGACCTCAGAGGGAATGGCTCACGGCGTTGTTGAGCACATCATGTGGGAGGGTGGCACCCTTGGAACACCAGGATCTGAGTACGCACTTGAGTCTATGCCACCAGAAAATCCAGCAATGTCTGTAAGACTTTATGAATATGAAGAAGAAGAAGAGACTTGGGAACCAACTGCATACAGCATTGGAATGATGTATCAAAACGCAACAAGACTGGAATCTCTAGAAGGGCACAAGATGC